CTCCACCACCTCGGCAGTACGCGGGGAAGGGGCAGGGCTCACCGCCACGGTCGCGGCAGGGGTGGGGGCCGGCGCGGCGGCCTCCTTCACCTGGACATCGCCCAGCTCGGTGCCGTTGAGCTTGGCCAGCAGCGCGGCGGCTGCGGCGATGTCGTTGAACTGGAAGGTGAGGGTCAGCATGTGATTTTCCTTGGGTTGGTGGTGGGTCATTCTTCGGGGCGGACGAGACGCCGCAGTTCGATCACTTCGGCGTTGAGTTCGCGCATGTCCTTCTCCAGCTTCTCGATCACGCTGTCCTTGCGATCATCAACGGCGCATAGGTCGTTGTAGTCGCGGAGCACAGTGCGGAAGCGTTCGGCCAGTTCAGCCACAAGCGCATCGACAGGGTGCTGCGCGGCCACGTGGGCGAGCAGTTCCTTGCCGGTCAGGTTGGAGATGTAGAAGGATGAGGGCATGGTGGGGTCTTATGCTCCGTGGCGCCAGTCGTCGCCGTTGAGGTACTTGATGACCCGTGCGCAGACAGCGGCAAGAGTCAGCCAGTCGGTGTCTTGGCGCGACGGGATAGGGTTTTGCTCCGGGTCGGCCAGCGCTTCAAGCCGCTTCACAAGCGCATCGACATCTTGCGGCGCGCAATGGTGTGGGTAGATCGGAAGCATGGTGTGGATCAGGCGGGGAGCATCGCGGTCAGCTTGGTGCGGTGGGCGATGTACCAGTCGAGCAGCTTCTGCGTGTCGGCCGGGCGGAGGTCAGCACTGCGCTTTTCCTCGCGCTCGATGAAGCGATTGCAATCAGCGATGGCTTCCTGGACTTTGCGGATTTGGTCGGTGGTCATCACGTTCTCCGGTTGGTATGGATGCAATTCTGACCCCGCTAAATTCTGCGTGCGATGAATGTTAACAATGGCTAAAGATACTAGCGATTGCTAAAGCCTATGGCGACAAAAAGCCCACGCCGAGCGCCGGCCGCACACGGTGTGCATTGACGCATCGGTGCTGGCCAAGCCTGGCGCCTGCCCGATGGCTGTGCCGGCCAAGCAGTGGCCGTTCGAGGTGGCCGCGTGACTACCGAGCAGACAGCCAGTCAGCCAGGCCGCCCGGGTTGCGCACGCCTCGGCGCTGTAGCTCTGCCCATTCGGCATCGGTCAGGCGGATGGAGCGCGGGCGTGTCTCAGGTGCGCGCTTGGCGTCATGGGCCAGCGGTGGCCGGCCCTTGCGCTTGGGCTGGGTCGGCGTGCTCATTACACGATGGCCACGATAGGATCACCCGTGCCGGCGGTGTGCAGGCCGTACAGATCACCGCGCAGCATGGCGCGGGCGGGCTTATCGTTCGACGCACGCAGGACCGGGAAAGTCTGGCCGTCGTAGCCCTTTTGGTCGGCAAAAACTTGGGACGGGATTTTGACGAGCACGCCGGAAAACGTGCGAGCAAAGAACCAGCCGGATTGCGAATAGAAGGTGAATTTGCGAGCCATGTCGTTCCCCTGTGGTAGTTCGGTCATTGAGCAGTGGTGATGCGGCGGAATTCGGCAATTACGGCTGCATCGGCGTATTCGCGGGCGCCATCGAAACACAGCGTGTACGCAGGCTTGGTCTTGCCGTTACCGGTGCTGATGCTGTACCGAGTGCCGCGCACCATGGCATTGAGTTCGGCCGGCTTGGCGGCGCTGATTTTGTTGGCGGCGGTGGCGATGAAGGTTGCGTTCATTTCAGTCCCCTTGGGTTGTTGAGCAGCAACCGCGCTGCCCATGGACATAAATGTATGACAGAGAAAGCAGGCTGTCAACGATTAATTTGTAACACGCAAAAGGTGTGCGCATGAAGTGCATCCGCTGCAACCGCCCGATGAGCATCAACGCCGACACGGTGATGGGCCGCAGTCCGCTGAGCATCTGCGAGATGTAGCTCGGCCCACTGTGGCCCAGCTTGCCGGCCAGCGTCGTCGCGTTGCCCCACTGCGCCGTGAGCAGCCACAGATTCACCCGGCGCCGCTCGTGGGTGGGGTCCGCCTTCGTTTCGGGCTTCTTAGCCATAGCCTATCAGGCTGCACTAAGCATTAGCTAATTGCAAGCATCGTGACGTGGGGTTGCTGTTAGCGTTTAGCTTTCGCTAACATACCCCTCCTACCCCCAGGACTCAGCCATGCACATCATGAAGCGCTGGATGCACCTTGCATCCCACGACCAGAAGCAGCAACTCGCCAAGCTGGCGAATACCTCAGTCGGCACCCTGCAGCAGATCGCGGGGGGCTACCGCAACGGGGGCAAGATCAACACGACCCCAGACCTGGCCCGGCGCGTCGAGGTGGCATCCTCGAAGATGGTCGAGGTCGGCCTGCCCGAGATTCCGCGGGAGTCTCTCTGTCAAGCCTGCGGGCGCTGTGAGCTGGCCAAGCAAGCGCGGGGGTGAGCGTGAGCCCGCTCCCCAACGTGATCCCCATCGCGCCAGGCGCGAGTCCGGACGATTGGCTGCACTTGGACCTTGTATGTGGCCTGGGCGAGGATCTGCTACCGGTGGTGAGCAACCCGAAGGCCACCATCTCGCCTGAGTCCAGCATGAAGGATCTGGGCAAGGTGCCCAGCCGGTACAACGGGCAGCATCAGGCTGTTGGATTTGCGGGGTGGACGCAGCATCGCGCGAACCCCGAGGAAATCGCCAAGTGGGCGAAGGAGCGTGACTATGGGATCTGCATCCAAACCCGACGCATCCGCGCGATCGACGTGGACGTTTCCGACAGTGGACTGGCTGGTCGTGTGGCTGATCGCCTCCGTGACCGTACTGGTGCTGACGATCGCTGGCCTGTTCGCGCTCGGGCTAATGCTGCCAAGTTCCTCGTCGCCTTTGAACTGCCCGGCGACTTCACCAAGCGCAAGTTCCGCACCGAGCACGGGATCATCGAGTTCCTCGCCTCCGGCCAGCAGTTCGTCGCGGTGGGCACGCACCCCTCGGGGGTGCGGTACGAATGGGCAGGGGGCTTGCCGGATGCCTTCCCCGTGCTGTCGGCCGATGAGTTCGAGGCACTGTGGGCTGACCTGGTGGCCGAGTTCGGCATCGAAGACAGCAGCGAGCAGACGGCCTCGGTCAAGGCGCAGAAGGTCGGCAATGCCGTCAGCGCCGATCCCGTCGCGCAGTTCTTGCTGTCCACCAACCGCGTGCGCAAGGCCGAACGCGATGGCCGGCTGCACGTGGTGTGCCCCTGGGCCGATGACCACTCCAGCGACACCGAATCCGCCACCACCTATTGGCCTGCCCACACCGGCGGATACGCCCTCGGGCACTTCGCCTGCCTCCACGCTCACTGCGAGCACCGAACCGACCAGGAGTTTCTCGATGCCATCGAATACCGACCCGAGGATGAGTTCCAGCCTATCGCCGATGACGGCGGCCCAAGCGCTGGATCTCTGCAAGAGCCTGATGCGGACATACGGGATCAGCCCATACGGGATCAGCCCATACGGCAAGAAGCCCCCGCGGGGGGCCAGCGCTTCGCAGTCCAACCCGCCCACGCCTTCGCATCAGCCCGACCCCCCGAGTGGCTCGTGAAGGGTGTCCTGCCCCGCGCCGAGCTGGGCGTGCTGTTCGGTGAGTCGGGGTCGGGCAAGAGCTTCCTGGCGCTGGACATCGCGCTGGCGCTGGACGCTGGTGAACCGTGGCGCGGTCGTGCCACTCGCCGTGGGCGGGTGGTGTACATCGCCGCGGAAGGCGCAGGTGGCTTCCGCAACCGCCTCAAGGCAGCGGCGGCCGACAGGGGGCTCTCGCTCGACGCCATCGGCATGGGCGTGATCGCCGACGCCCCGAACATGATGGAGAAGACCGACGCCCTGGACGTGGCCAAAGCGATCAAGGCGGCGGGCGGTGCGGATCTGGTGATCGTGGACACGTGGGCTCAGGTCACGCCCGGGTCCAACGAGAACAGCGGCGAGGACATGGGCCGTGCCTTGAGCCATTGCAAGGGCATCCGCCGCGCCACGGGCGCCATGGTCTTGCTGGTGCACCACTCGGGCAAGGACAGCAGCAAAGGCGCCCGTGGCTGGTCTGGTCTGCGCGCCGCGGCCGATGTGGAGCTGGAGGTGCTGCGCGACCAGGATGCCCGCTCCGTCAGCGTCACGAAGATGAAGGACGGCGAGGACGGGGCCGAGTATGCGTTTCGCCTGGAGACCGTGGTTCTGGGCCTGGACGAGGACGGCGAGGAGGTCACGAGCTGCGTAGTGCGTCACGCCGAAGGGCGTGTGGAGCGCAGCAAGCGCACCCCAAAGGGCACCGTCGAGCGCATCGTGGTTAACGTGCTGACCGAAGCCCTGGGATCTGCAATGGGCGGTCTGGTCGACAGGACATTGCTGATGGAGGGCGTGATCGCCCAGATGACAGGCCCCGGTGAGGGCAAGAAGGACCGCCGCTCAGAGCGCGCCAGCCGGGCCATCGAAAGCCTGGTCGGGTCGCGGACTCTGAGGGTGGAGGGTGTTAGGTTGGGTTTCAGCGAAGGAGTGTGAGATGGACATGGAGCAACAGCCCCCGAAGTTCAGGCGCGGCGACCGCGTGCGCAAGATCAAGGGCAGCGAGTGGCAGGGCATTGTCGTGGGTGAATACTCGACGGAACTGAACCCCGAGGGGTACGCCGTGGAGTCGGAAGTGCACTCCGGGTCGGTGCAGATCTACCCGGCGGGGGCGCTGGAGCTTGTCGCGCCGTGAATGTGACGGTCGGAAATGACAAAGCCCACCGCAAGGTGGGCTTTTTGCTGGGTGGGGTTTGGGGTGGGTTAGGCGAAGAAAGCGGCGAAGGCGTCGACCTGCTCGGTGGCGTGGATGGCTTCCTCGCATGCGTCGGCAGCTTGGTTGTCGAGGCTGGCCGGGGAGATGGCCGTGTCTTCCGCGATGGCGTAAGCGCAGCCAGGGAACGACATGGCGTGGCGGAAACGCTCGTCGCGGGCGGCGGTCCCGAAATCGGTGCTGTAGGTGGTGGTCATGGCGTTCTCCGGTTGGTGTGCCTCCAGTATAGCGCCGGATTTTTAGCGGTTGCTAACGAATGTGTAACTTTTGACTAGGGGTTAACCCTTAGATTTCACGTGCAAGAACTTACGCCCACACGTCCACACGAGGTACACACGTGGCCTCACGTGTACCAGATTTAGCCCACACACACCACGTCTGTCTAGAGACAGACGTGTGTGTGGGCTGAGGACGTGTGTGGGAGATGAGTACCTGAAATTTATTGCGAGGACGGCATGAACATCAAGCGCAATGCGAACGGCTTCAGGATCGGCGGCCATCACCACCGAGCTAGGCTGACGGACCACGAGGTCAGCATCTTTCGGCGACTGATCGAGCAGGGCGTGCGGTTGTGCGTCGCGGCCAAGGTCTTCGAGATATCCAAGGGCTACGCCTCGAAACTGGCCCGGGGGCTAGCCCGGTAGGGTCGGCGGCCGATAGCGGCTCTACGGGGCCGCTAGGGGCCTTGCCGGGCCGTTTCCATAAGCGGACGACGCGGCGGCATCATGGGTGCCATGGATGACGACGACGTAGAACCCCCTGGCATCGTCGGGGGCCTGAGTTACGACGAAAGGGTCGAGGAGTTCCTGCGCCTGCTCGCCAGTGGTCTGGGCGTGCGCAAGGCTTCGGCCTCCGTCCAGATCAACTGGTCGACCCTCTACAAGCGGCGCAAGGAAGACGCCGCTTTTGCCAAGCGCTGGGATGACGCCCTGCGCATCACCATCAAGCAGCTCGAAGACGAGGCATTCCGCCGCGCCATGGGCGGTTCGGACAAGCTGTTGATGTTTCTGCTTGAGCGGCTGAACCGTCAGCGCTTCGGTCAGCGGCAGGAGGTCGAGCACACCGGCGGCGTGGCCCTGCACGTCATCACGGGCATTCCAGACCCCGAGCCTGACGTGGGCGACCTGCTGTGACCGTCGTCAACCTGCGATACGAGCCCCGCGACTGGCAGAAGGAGTGCCACCGCAACCGCGCCCGCTTCCGGGTGTTCGCGCTGCATCGGCGCGCGGGCAAGACAGAACTGGGCGTCATGGAGCTGATCGACGCGGCGCTGAAGTTCCGTCAGGACCTGGGGCTGTTCTTCTACATCACCCCGGAACTGAAGCAGGCGAAAACGGTTGCGTGGCTGCGGCTGAAGAAGCGCGTCGAGCCCCTGCGCATCGCGGGCGCCATCACGATCAACGAGTCCGAGCTGTCGGTCACGTTCCACCATAACCAGGCCGTGATCCGCCTCTATGGCGCGGACAACCCCGACGCCATGCGCGGCGTGCGCCTGGACGGCGCCGTGATCGATGAGGTGGCACAGATCAAGCCCGAGGTGTGGGACGAGATCCTGCGGCCCGCGCTGGCCGACCGGCGGGGATGGGCCATCTTCATCGGCACACCGCACGGGGTGAACCTCTTCAGCCGGCTGTTCTACGAGGCCAAGACCCTGCCCGACTGGCATTCGGCCCGGTTCACGTGCTACGAC